ATGCAATTCCGCGAGCGGCGCCGCGTGATCCAGGTGATCCGCACCGTCTACGATCCGGATCTGAAGCGCGGGCGGTCGGAACTGGTTGGGAAGATCGACAAGGCCGCGCCGGCGGTCACCGACAAGCTGCAGAAAAGCTGCACGCCGGAGGAGTTGTCGGAGATCCTCACCTATCTGGACGACCGTCACAACCGCCTGCGCAACGAGGCGGTGCGCGCCGGGGCGGAAACCCTGCCGGCCCAGATGCGGGAGGCGGCGGAGTATTTCCGCACCCACCGCGACGATGATGCGCGGGCGTTCGCCACGGAAATCCGGTTGGCGTGGGAGGAGTTGAAGACGGCCCTGCGCGAGTCCGGCTTTTCAAAAAGCAAGGTGTTGAAGAAGGCCGCGGAGAGAATCGAGGCGCCGATGGTCGCCGCGCCGATGGTCGCTATGGAGGTCGCCGCGGAGGAGGTGGCCGAGCCGGCGGAGGCTTCGCCCGCCGAGGCGCCCGGTCGCAAGCCGCGGGCAAGGAAGACGACGTCCGTTCGTGCCGTTGCCGCGGACACCGAGGTTTCCAAGACGGACGAGACCGGCGCTCCCCCGGCTGTTTGAGGGCGGCACGGGCTCAAATCTCCGCAACGAACAGGATGCTGGCGGCGTTGCGGTGATGGGCCAGGGCGGCATGACGGTCCGTCCCGTTGAGGAGGGCCGTCAGAAGCACGCCGCGGGGCGGCGCGTCGTCGTGACGGCGTTCGAGATCATCCAAACGATTTGAGACGGGGGACGGCGGGGCGGGGGTTGGACGCGGCGGCGCCCCGGTGACTCCGGTCATTCCCCGAGGGTAGGCATTTCATTGATCGATGTAAAGGATAAATATCCTAGGACAGAGTGCCGCAGGGCAGACGCTTACTGGCTTGCCCAGACGATGCGGGCCATCCAGGCGACCTCGGCGCGCGGGATGCTGCGGTCCGGGTGGGCGCGGTTGATGGAGATCAGCTCGATCTTCGTGGCGGTTTCGCGGAGGAGCTGCTTCGCCATCACCTCGCCGCCCTTGGTGCGGACGACGACGCGGTCGTTGCGCCGGATCTGCGCGGCCGGCGAGACGATGATGGTGTCGCCGTCGCGGTAGACGGGGTCCATGCTGTCTCCCGCAATCTCCAGCGCGTAGGCGTGCGGGTCGCCGATGCTGGGAAACAGAAGCTCGTCCCAGCCGACGCCCGACGGGAAGCCGGCGTCGTCGAAGAAACCGGCGTTGCCTGCCTGCGCGTAGCCGATAACCGGCACCCGCTGGAGCGAGCCGGCGCCCGCGGCATCGCCGACGAGGCTGACGAACTCCGACAGCGACGCACCGGTCGCCTCCAGAACCTTGGACACGCTTTCCGTCGACGGCCAGCGGAGCTTGCCGTCGCCGGTGGTCCGCTTGCTCTTGTTGAAGGTCGTCGGGTCGAGTCCCGCGCGCCGCGCGAGCCCGGAGGCCGACAGCCCGTGCTGGGCCGCGAGGCGGTCGATCGCCCGCCAAATGTCCGCATGTTTGAGCATGGGAGGATAATCACATAAACGAGCCGGCCCGTCCCTAGGAACCTATTCATATTTTCCTTGACGAAGGACTTTAATCAGTACATAACGTGAACATGTGTTCGCCAGCCGCGCGTGCCGCGGCCCATCCGGCGCTCCGCCCGAGAGCGAAGCTGCGCCCGCGAACCCAAAAGCTGCAATTCCCAGGGAGACCTCACGCATGGTCCAGCACCGCAACACGTTCATGGTCCTGTCCGACGCCGTTGGGGAACCGTTCGGCAGCGCGGAGGAGGCGTGGTTCTGGTCGGTCCAGGCGCAGGACGCCAAGGCCGCCGGGGCGCGCATCGCCGCCGGGCGCGGGCTGGTCCAGCGCCCGTGCGAGCCCGGCGACGTGCTGTGCGCGGTGGATCGGCTGTATCGTCGTCGCCTGCTGATCCGCGACCACTTGCACGTGCTGGTCCACTACGGGCGCCGCCTGATGGCGCCGGACCCGGCGCGGCATCGCGAGCAGCGCGCCCACACCCTGTGGCAGGAGGCCTTCGACCGGCTCCGCCCGGTGCTGCGCGAGAAGGGCATCGTCCAGTGAGCATGCCGATGCCCCAGCCCTGCCAGATGGGGCCCTGCCGGGCGGGAGCGGACGCGCCGCGCGTCTGGGTGGTCTTCCGGGGCGAGGCGGAGCTGTGGTGGCTGCGCCTGCTGAAACCGGGGTTCCGCCACTGCTTCGCGCTGCTGCACGACGGGCGCCATTGGGTGATCGTCGATCCGCTCTCGCCCTTCACCGACGTGTCGGTCCTCGATCTGCCCGCGGCCTTCGACCTGCCGGGCTGGTACCGCGGGATGGGCATGGCGGTGGCCCCGGCGCCGGTGCGGCGCGGCCTGACGTGTCCGGCCCCCTGGGCGCCCTTCACCTGCGTCGAGGCGGTCAAGCGCCTGCTGGGTCTTCACGCGCCCGGCGTCCTGACGCCGTGGCAGCTCTACCGGCGGCTGTCGCGGACCGCCGTCGCGTCCTGATCCGCGCCGCCGCTCCCGCCCCGCTTCCTGCGGCCCTGTCTCACCACGAACAAGGAAACCCCGCCCATGGCGAACCTGTTCAAGGCGCCCCGGCCGACGGCGCCGCCTGCGCCCGCCCCGGCCCCCGCGCCCACCCCTCAACCCGCGCCGGCATCCGCCCCCGAGCCCGCCCCCGAGCCCGCGCCGCCCCCGGCACCGGCGCCCGTGGAGACTCCGGCGCCGGCTCCCGTCGCGACACCCTGGTGGAACACGGTCCCGGAACCGGCCGCCCCGGTGGTGGAGCCCCCGGCTCCCACGGTCCCGCCCGCCGCCGACCCGGCCACCCCGGCTCCGGCCACGGAGGAGGAGAAGGACCCGGCCAAGGCCGCCGAGGCGCTGATCCAACGGCGCAACCGGGGACGGGCGGGGACGGTCCAGACCTCCTGGCGGGGCGCGCTGGACGTCGGCGCGCTGGTGCCGCTGCGCAAGCGCCTGTTGGGGGAGTGAGGCCATGAGCGACACCACACACGACGCTGTTCGGAAACGCCGCAAGGGGGATGCCGCTTCCGCGTCGCCGAACGGGCCGGAGCGCCTGCTGGAACGCTACCGGGCGGCGCGGGAGCGCCGGTCGGTCTGGGAAAGCCACTGGCAGGAATGCTACGATCACGCCCTGCCCAACGGGCAGCCCTTCCGCGGCGGCGGCACCCCCGGCGAGCGGCGGGTGGACCGGCTGTTCGACGGGACCGCGCCGGACGCGGTGGAACAGCTCGCCGCCAGCCTGCTCGCCGAGTTGACCCCGCCCTGGTCGCGCTGGTTCGGGCTGCAACCCGGCCCGTCGCTGCCGGATGGGGAGCGCGACCGCGTGGCCCCGATGCTCGACCGCGCCGCCGGCATCGTGCAGGCCCATGTCGACCGTTCCAACTTCGCCGTGGAGATCCACCAAGCCTTCCTCGACCTTGTGACGGTGGGCACCGCCTGCCTGCTGATGGAGGAGGCCCCGCCCGGCGCCGCGTCCAGCCTGCGCTTCACCGCGGTGCCGCTGGCCGAGGCGGTGCTGGAGGAGGGGGCGGACGGGCGGTTGGACGGCACCTTCCGGCGCAGCGAGGCGACGCTGGCCCAGATCGAGCGGCGCTTTCCCGGCGCCGCCCTGCCGGACGAGGTGCGGGAGCGCGGTGCCGCGGAGCCGGACGGCCGTTTCCCGCTGGTCGAGGCGGTGCTGCCGGACGGGCTGGCCTACCGCTGGACGGTGGTGTTGGACAGCGGTCCGGCCGATCCCGCCACGCTGGCCGAGGGACGCTTCGCGCAATCGCCGTTCATCAACTTTCGTTGGTTGAAGGCACCGGGGGAAACCTACGGCCGGTCGCCGGTCATGAAGGCGCTGCCCGACATCAAGACCGCCAATAAGGTGGTCGAGCTGGTGCTGAAGAACGCCTCCATCGCCGTCACCGGCATCTGGCAGGCCGACGACGACGGGGTGCTGAACCCCGCCACGATCCGGCTGGTGCCGGGGACGATCATCCCCAAGGCGGTGGGGTCGGCCGGGCTGACGCCGCTCGCCAACCCCGGTCGGTTCGACGTGTCGCAGCTCGTGCTGGACGACCTGCGGGCGCGCATCCGCCACGCGCTGCTGGCCGACCGGCTGGGGCCGCTGGACCAGCCGCGCATGACCGCGACCGAGGTGGTCGAACGCTCCGCCGAGATGGCCCGTCTGCTCGGCGCGACCTACGGGCGGCTCCAGGCGGAGCTGCTGACCCCGCTGGTGTTGCGCGCCGTCGGCATCCTGCGCCGCCGCGGCGAGATCCCGGACATCGCGGTGGACGGGCGCACGGTGGCGCTGCAGCACCGTTCGCCGCTGGCCCAGGCGCAGGCGCAGCGGGACGTCCAGGCGACGCTGCGCTGGCTGGACACCGCCCGCCAGCTCGGCCCGGAGGCGCTGTCCGCGGTGGACGTCGCGGCGACCGCGCGCTGGCTGGGCGAGGCTTTCGGCGTGCCCGCCAAGCTGGTGCGGGCGGAGGCGCCCCATGGCTGATCCGGTGGATTGGAACAACGGCGGCTGGGACTGGCTGGAGGGCGCGCCGCCCGCCGAGTCCGGCCCGGCGGGCGATCCGGCGCCCAGTTTCGCCCGCTGTTTCGCCGGGCCGGACGGCGCGCGGGTGCTGGCCACGCTGAAAGCCATGACGCTGGAACGCACGCTCGGCCCCGACGCCTCCGACGCCGCGCTGCGCGACCTGGAAGGCCAGCGCCGTCTGGTCGCCCTCATCCTCGCCCTGACCAACCGTGGGCAGGGTGTCTGATTCCTTCATCGATAAGGAGCTTTTCATGGCCGACAATCTGCTGACCTCGCCCGTTCCCGGCGCCCCGCCGACGGTGCCGGAGAAGTTCCGCGACCCGGAAACCGGCGCGGTGCGCGTGGAAGCGCTGCTGAAGTCCTATCTGGAGCTGGAGCGCAAGCTGTCCGCACCTGCCCCGGCCCTCGACAGCGGTGGCGGCGAGCGGCCCGACCTGCTGACGGCGCCGGGCGTGCCCGACGGGCCGGAGGGCTATTGCATCGCCTGCGACCACGGGCTGTTCGAGCCGGACCCGGCGATCAACGGCCGCCTGCACGGCGCCGGTTTCACGCCGGACCAGGCGCAGCTCGTCTACGATCTCGCCGCCGAGCGGCTGGTCCCGCTGATCCAGGAACTGGCCGCCGAATTCCAGGCGGAACGGGAGGTCGAACGGCTGTCCGCCCAGTTCGGCGGTGCCGAGCGCTGGCGGGAGGTGTCGCGGCAGCTCCACGCCTGGGCGGTGAAGAACCTGCCGCCCGCGGCGGTGGAGGGGCTGTCGACCACCTATGAGGGGGTGATGGCGCTTCACCGGATGATGACCGGCGGCGAGCCTGCCGCCCTGTCCATGCCGGCCGGCGCGCCGTCCGCCGGCGGGGAGGCGGAACTGCAGGCACTGATGCGCGATCCCCGCTATTGGCGGGACCGCGACCCGGCGGTGGTGTCGAAGGTGACCGATGGGTTCCGGCGCCTTTATCCGACCGCCTGAGCCCGTGGACCGTTGGCGCGGCGTGGCTTTGCGCGGCCTCTCGGGAGGGTTTTGCGAAGCCGCGCCGCGCCGGATGGGCAAAATGTCGCAGCCGGATTGAAAAGGACGCAGGGGGGACGGGGCGGGCAACTTGGCCGTTGCGCGTTTGAAATAAAAAAGCGACGCTTTCGCGCAGAATGACAACCGGCCGGAAGCAGAGGCCGGGTGCGACGATTGCCGCCGGAACCGTGATGACGCTGCGCCGCAAGATCCGCTGGCTGACCTGGATCGGCCTGATCGGCTGCCTCATGGCGGCAATCCCTGCGCTTTACCTGCTGCGCAGCGGTCTGATCACGGAACGGGGACGGCTGACCCACGCGCTGGTCGGGTCGGCGCACGCCATGCTTGGCGAGATCAACACGGCCATCGAGGCGGGCGCCCTGCCGCGGGACGAGGGCCAGGGACAGGCGCGGCTGGCGCTGCGGGCGCTGGGGCGCGACCCCTTCCATGTCAGTGTGTTCACCGACGGGCGCGTGCCCGAGGGCTGGATGGGCGAGGGCCATTCGGTCCGCGCCAGCCTGACCTTCGAACCCTGGGGCTGGGCCATCGCGGCGGCCAGCGGGACCGACGACCTCGACCGCGAATTCGCCATGGAGTCCCTGGCCTTCGTCCTCTTCATCGCCGTTCTGCTGGTGCTGAGCTGGCCGCTGTCGGTGTTCCTGTCGCAGCATGTGCTGGGTCCCATCGAGGCGCTGTCGGAGCGGATGGAGCGGCTGACCGAAGGACAGACCGGCATCGACATCCCCGGCCGCGACCGCAAGGACGAGTTCGGCGCCATGGCCCGCGCCATGGACTATTTCCGGCAGGCCGCCGAGGCGCTGATCGTGCGCGACGAGCGGCTGTTCGGCATCATGAACAACATCGGCGAAGCCATCGTGCTGGTCGGCGAGGACGGTCTGGTCGAGGAGCACAACCCCGCCGCCGTCGCGTTGTTCGGCGTGCCCGCGGAGCGGCTCGACGGCCATCGCTTCGCCGACCTGTTCGCCGAGGAGGACCGCGAGCGGGTCGCCAGGCTGCTCGGCCTGGGGACGCCGGGCGGGGACGGCGCGGCGGGAACGGGCACCAGCGGCCGCACGGAGCGCGCCGAGGAGTTGGTGATCGAGCGGGGGGATGGGCGGATCGACGCCTCGCTCTCCCTGTCCTGCCTGGACGTGCAGGGGCGGCGCAGCTACGTCTGCGCGCTGGCCGACATGACGGAGCGGATGCGCCACGAGCGGGAGCTGCTGCGGCTCGCCACGCGCGACCGGCTGACCGGCCTGCCGAACCGGGCCCTGATCGAATCGCTGCTCGACACCTCGATCGAGCGGGCGCGTCGCCATGGCCGCCGTTTCGCGGTGCTGTGCCTGGACCTGTCGCGCTTCAAGCTGATCACCGACACGCTGGGCCACCACGCCGGGGACCTGCTGCTGCAGGAGGTCGCCTCGCGGATCGTCGTGACGGTGCGGGCCAGCGACACGGTGGGGCGCATCGGCACCGACGACTTCGCGGTGATCCTGGACGAGGTGAGCGAGGCGAAGGAGGCGGAGATCGCCGCCCAGCGCATCCTGGCGGCCTTCGACGAGCCGGTGCTGCTGATGGGGACGGAGCATTACGTCCGCCCGTCGATCGGCATCGCCCTGTTCCCCGATCATGCCGACAGCGCGCAGGAACTGATCCGCTCCGCCGACACGGCGCTCTACGCGGCCAAGCGGGCCGGCGGCAAGCGCCACGCCTTCTTCCGCAAGGAGCTGGCCGACCAGGCGCACCGCCATCTGGCGCTCGACCGCGACCTGCGGGCGGCGCTGGCGCGCGGGGAGTTCCAGCTTCACTACCAGCCCAAGGTGTCGCTGATCGACCAGTCGCTGGAGGGGTTCGAGGCGCTTCTGCGCTGGGACAAGCCCGGCTTCGGCATGATCTCCCCCGGCGAGTTCATTCCGGTCGCCGAAGACACCGGCTTCATCGTGCCGCTCGGCGACTGGGTGCTGGACGAGGCCTGCCGCCAGTTGCGGGAGTGGATCGACCGCGGGTTGGAGCCGGTGCCGGTGGCCGTCAACATCTCGCCGCGCCACCTGCGCCAGCGCTCCGCCGAGGATTTCCGCCGCATCATCGACCGCCATCGCCTGTCGCCCGATCTGGTCGAGCTGGAAATCACCGAGGGTGCTGTGATGCAGGACATGGATCACGCCCTGTCCGTTCTGGCGGCGCTGAAGGCCATGGGCATCCGTGTGGCGGTGGACGATTTCGGCACCGGTCATTCCTCGCTGAGCTATCTGAAGCGGCTGCCGGTGACGACGCTGAAGATCGACCGTTCCTTCGTGAACGGCGTGCCGAGCGAGCGCGAGGACAACGGTATCGTCTCCACCATCATCGCCATGGCCGACATGCTGGGGCTGGACGTGGTGGCGGAGGGGGTGGAAAAGCAGGAGCAGGCCAACTTCCTGCGCCACCACAACTGCACCCTGGTCCAGGGCTGGCTGACCGGGCGCCCGGTTCCCGCCGGGCAGGCCGCCGACCTGCTGGCCGTGCGTCTGCGCCGGACGGCGTGACGCTTCGAGCGTCCGGGGGCATCAGCCGCCCCCGGACCGTTCCGCGCCGTGTTGCGGACGTCAGCGCAGCGCGCCCTTGACGTCCTCGTACTTGTCCTTCTGCCAGGACTCCAGACCCTTAAGTTCGTTCTCCGTCATGTCGACGGTCAGGCGCTTGCCCTTCATGTGCAGCCGCTCCAGCGGCAGGACGACATCCTTGTCGCTGATGTCGGCGATGTGATCGACGTCGATCACCGCGAAGGTCTGGCCGCCCTTGCGGACGATGCCCTCGATCTCGGCGATGTCCTTGCCGTCGCTGCCGTAGACGTCCTTCCCCTTGAGTTGATCCGCGGTCATCTTCGCGACCGCCGGGTCGAGCGAGCCGTGGGTGGCCGCGACCTGCCCGGTCGCCTTGCTGTTCGGGACCTCCTTGGCGGTGGTTCCGGACATGCCTTCGGCCAGGGCCGGCGTGGCGAGCAGAAGGGCGGCGACACCACAGGCGGTGATGATCGTCTTCATGAAGCGTATTCCTTTTTTATGCCGTGTTTTTCGGGCCGTTGAGGCCAACCGTTCAACAGCGCGGTTCCGGGGGATATTCCGTGCCCCGAGGGAGTACCGCGCCAAGAGGATCATCCGCAGAAAAAGGAAAATATTCTTGACATGAAAGGGCGGATGTCCTAGAAACGCTCTTGCCAACGCCCGTCGTGCGTCCCCTCACGCGGTGGGCGGCGGCATCCCGAACCTCCCCTCCATGCCTGTCCTGAAGGAGGCGGGCCGGACAACCGAAAGGCCCGGCCTGCCTCTTTCTTTTTCGCGCTTCGCCCGCGGCCGGGCGCGCGTCCCCTTGCCCATTTCCGGGATCGGGCGCGCCTGACAACCGGGTGGCGGAATGCTTCCCGCCGGACGGGACCCCGCAGAACGCGAAAGGAATACAGTCCAATGTCCACCTCGGTCGCCCAGGCTTTCGTCAAGCAGTTCGAACGCGAAGTGCACGACGCCTACCAGCGCATGGGCTCCAAGCTGCGCAACACGGTGCGCACCAAGAACAACGTCCAGGGCGCCTCCACCGTCTTCCAGAAGGTCGGCAAGGGCACCGCCTCCACCAAGGCGCGCCACGGCGCGGTTCCGGTGATGAATCTGGACCACACGCCGGTCGAATGCACCCTCTACGACTTCTACGCCGGCGATTGGGTCGACCGGCTGGACGAGCTGAAGACCAACATCGACGAGCGGCAGATCATCGCCAGCGCCGGCGCCTACGCGCTGGGCCGCAAGACCGACGAACTCATCCTCGGCGAGTTGAACCGCTCCACCAACTTCGCGGGCGGCTCCAGCGACGGGCTGACCAAGGCGAAGGTGCTGGCGGCCTTCGAGAAGCTGGGCGAGTCCGACGTGCCGGACGACGGCCAGCGCTACGCCGTCGTCGGCTGGAAGCAGTGGAGCCAGCTTCTGGGCATCGACGAGTTCGCCAGCACCGAATATGTCGGCGCCGACGAGCTGCCCTGGCGCGGGACCCAGGCCAAGCGCTGGCTGGGCGCGCTGTGGATGCCCCATTCCGGCCTGAAGGCGGAGGGCGGCGTGCGGCTGTGCCACTGGTACCACAAGACGGCCGTCGGCCACGCCTCCGGTTCCGACGTGAAGACGGACATCTCCTGGCACGGCGACCGCGCCGCCCACTTCGTCAACAACATGATGTCGCAGGGCGCCGGCCTGATCGACGCGGCGGGCGTCGTCACCATGCGCTGCCTGGAAGCCTGACGCCCTCCCTGCCGACGATTGAAACGGAGTTTCCTCCCATGGCCTATCTTCCGAAGGACCTGAGCGTCCTTGCCTACGCCAACGGCTTCACCCTGTGGCACTACACGACGCCGGACGCCGCCACGCTGGTGGACAACAGCGGCTATTTCAACGGCGCGTCCGACCTGCTGCGCGGCGGCGACATGATCCTCGCCAACACCGGCACCGCCGGGACGCCCGCCGCCGGCGTCCTCGTGGTCGCTGCCAACGCGGCGGGGGTGGTGGACGTCACCAACCTGTCGCCCTTCGGCACGGCCAACACGGACTGACGGATTTCCCTTTGAGGTTCCCTCTCCCCTCCGCGTCAGCGCAAACGAAGTTTGCGCTGACGCGACAGGCGGACCTTTGGTCCGCCGGAAGCGGGGAGAGGGTCAGGGTGAGGGGGTTGTGCGTTTCGGTGCGTCCGGCACATGCGCATCCCCCTCACCGGCCCTGCGGGCCACCCTCTCCCCAGAGGGGAGAGGGCTATGGAGGCTCGTCTCCCTCTGATCGCAAGGATCGATCCCATGGCATTGACGGCTATCGGGCTGTGCAGCCGCGCGCTCATCAAGATCGGGGCGACGGCGATCACCGCCTTCGACGAGGGCACCGCCGAGGCGGAGGTCGCGGGCGCGCTCTACGAACCGGCGCGCGACGCGCTGCTCTCCGCCAACGCCTGGAGCTTCGCCACCCGGCAGGCCCGGCTGCCGCGTCTGGCCGAGGACCCGGTGGCCGATTACGGCGTGGCCTTCCAGCTTCCCGCCGATTTCCTGCGGGCGCTCGGCGCCGGGGCGGGCGGGCGGGGCCGCGGGCAGGACTACCGCATCGCCGGGCGGGCGCTGCATGCGGCGTCCGACGCGGTGGTGCTGACCTATGTCGGGCGCCCGGCGGAGGAGGACTTTCCCGCCTTCTTCGATCAGGCGCTGATCGCCCGGCTGGCGGCGGAGTTCTGCATTCCGCTGACCGAGAGCACGAGCCGGGCGGAGCTGCTGCAGCGGCTGGCCGAGAGCGAATTCCGCCGCGCCCGCCAGATCGACGCCCTGCAGGACAGCCAGCCGGGCTTCGAGGATTTCACCCTGATCGACGCGAGGGGCTGATGGCGCGGGTTCGTCAGGTGAAGACCAACTTCACGGCGGGGGAGATCTCCCGCCGGCTGCTCGGGCGCGGCGACCTGCGCGCCTACGACAACGGGGCGCTGGCGCTGCGCAACCTGTTCATTCATCCCACGGGCGGGGTGACGCGCCGCTCCGGCCTCGCTTTCGTCGATCCGGCCCACGGCGACGGGCGGCTGGTCGCCTTCGAGTTCAACACCGAGCAGACCTATCTGCTGGTTTTCTCCGAGGGGCGGATCGACGTCTACGGCAACGACGCGCCCATCGCCAGCGTGGATGCCCCCTGGACCGCCGCCCAGCTTCCCCAGATCACCTGGACGCAGAGCGCCGACACGCTGCTGATCTGCCACCCCGACGTGCCTCCGCGCAAGCTGACCCGCAGCGGCGCCGACGCCTGGGCGCTGACCGGCTGGAGCTACGTCGCGGAGAGGGAGCGGCTGGCGATGCCCTTCTACCGCTTCGCCGAGCCCGCCGTGACGCTGACCCCGTCGGGAACGGAAGGGCTGGTGACGGTGACCGCCTCCGCCGCGGTCTTCGATCCGAAGCAGGAAGGCACGCGCCTGCGCATCCAGGGCAAACAGCTCCGCGTCGAGGGGGTAGTGTCCGCGACGCAGGTCACCGCGACGGTGCTGGAGACGCTGGCCGGAACCGCCGCGACGACGGCCTGGGACGAACAGTCCTTCTCGCCGCTGCGCGGCTGGCCGGTGTCGGCGGCCTTCCACCAGGACCGGCTGGTTATCGGCGGGTCGCGCGACCTGCCGAACCGGCTGTGGCTGTCGCGCTCCGCCGACCTATGGAACTTCGACCTGGGCACCGGGCAGGACGATGAGGCCATCGAGTTCGGCATCCTGTCCGACCAGGTGAACGCGGTGCGCGCCGTCTTCTCCGGTCGGCATCTCCAGGTCTTCACCTCGGGCGCCGAATACATGGTGTCGGGCGATCCGCTGACTCCGCAGAACATCCAGGTCCACCGGCAGACGCGCATCGGCTCGCCCGTCGACCGCTCCGTGCCGCCGCGCGATGTGGACGGGGCCACCCTGTTCGTGTCGCGCAACGGGCGGGAGATCCGCGAATTCCTCTACACCGACACCGAGGCGGCCTATCAGGCCAACGATCTGGCGCTGCTGGCCCGCCATCTGGTGGTGAGGCCGCGCGACCAGGACTACGACCAAGGCCGCCGGCTGATGTTCGTGGTGATGGAGGACGGCGCGCTGTGCGCCCTGACCGTCTACCGGCTGGAGCAGGTGACCGCCTGGACCCGGCTGGAGACCGACGGGGCGGTGCGCTCCGTCGCGGTGGTCGGGGACGAGGTCTACGCGCTGGTCGACCGCGCCGGGCGGTGGAGCGTCGAGCGCTTCGACGACGGGCTGAATCTCGACGCCGCCCTGGTCGGCGACCACGACGCCCCGACCGCGGTGTGGAGCGGGCTGGACCATCTGGAGGGGCGCACCGTCGCGGTGGTCGCCGACGGCACGGTCCGCGCCGATGCCACCGTCGCCGCCGGCAAGATCGTGCTCGACCCGCCGGCCCGCCATGTCGAGGCCGGGCTGCCGTACAGCCACCGCATCGAGCCGCTGCCGGTCAGCCTGCTGGGGCAGGCGGGCGGGACGGACGCGGTGCGGCTGGTCTCCGTCGGCTTCCGGCTGGAGGAGACGGCGGCGCTCCACGCCGACCTGGGGCGCGGCCTTCAGGAGCTGCCGCTGCACCGGACGGGGCCGCAGCCCGCAGGCGGCGTCCCCGCGCTGGTCTCCGGCGACCGCAAGCTGCGGGCGCTGGGCTGGCGGCGCGACAGCGACCGGCCGCTGTGGAGCATCCGGCAGGACGCGCCGCTGCCCTTCACGCTTTTGTCCGTAACCATGGAATTGAGGGTGAACGACTGATGGGCGGAATCACGACCCTGGCCACGGCGGCGCTGCCGCTGGCGAACTCCGTCGCCGACACGGTGGACCGCGTCTCCGGCACCTCGGACAGCGCGCGCCGGCAGCAGGCCGCCGACGAGCGCCGATACGCCTATCAGGCGGAGCAGCAACGGCTGGAATGGCAGCGCGAGGACGAACTGCGCCGCCAGGACCAGGAGCTTCAGCGCCAGAAGGAGGAGCAGGCCCGCGCCGAGGCGGAGCGGCAGCGCACCCGCGAGATGGACTGGCTGGCGCAGAGCCAGAACCTGGCCGCCCAGCAGCTCCGCACCGGGCAGGCCGCCACGCTGGCCGACAAGGAAGGGGACGCCCGCACGCGGCTGGCCCAGATGTCCACCGCCGCGCAATCCGACGAACGGCGGCGCGTGGACGCCCTGCGCCGTACCGTGGCGCGCACACGCGCCGCGCTGGGCTCCAACGGGGTCAGCGCGGCGGACGGCTCCGGCGAGGCGATCCTGCTCGGCGTCGTCAAGGACAGCGCCGCGGAGCGCGGGGAGGCGGAAGGCGCCGACCGGCTGAAACGCGAGGCCATCCAGCAGGAGGTCGACAGCGTGCGCCGCCGCAACCTGCTGGAACAGGCGCAGCTCGCCGAGCGCCAGCGGCTGGAGTTCATGAGCCGCTTCTACTGACACCCCCGGTCCATCCACAAAGCAGGAGGGGCGCAACCCATGCCCAGCGCAATCGACGTTCCGCGCGGCAACCCGCGCGTCCAGTATCTTGCCGACGGCGTGCAGACCGATTTCACCTTTCCGTTCCTGGTTTTCGAGGACAATGACCTCCAGGTCTTCCTGGGGGCGGCGCGGCAGACCACGGGCTATGCGGTGAGCGGTGCTGGGAACACGGCGGGCGGCACGGTTGCCTTCACGGAGCCGCCGGAGGCCGGGACGCCTGTCTTGCTGCGCCGCCGCCTGCCCATCGAGCGGATGAGCGATTTCCTGGAGAGCGGACCGCTTCCGGCGTCCAGCCTGAACCGAGAGTTCGACCAGCTGACCGCGGCGCTCCAGCAGGTGGCCGGCGATCAGGAGTTGATGCTGCGCTACACCGACACCGACCTGCCGGCCTCCAACCGCCTGCCGGAACGGGCGGTGCGGGCGGGGCAACTCCTGGCCTTCGATACGGTGGGAAATCCCATCGCCCGTCCGCCGGTGGATGAGGAGGCGCTGTCGACCTTTGTCGCCCCCGGTGCCGGCGCGGTGCGCCGTCCGGTGCGCGAGAAACTGGCCGACGCCCTGTCGGTGAAGGATTTCGGAGCGGTCGGCGACGGCGTCGTCGACGACACGCGGGCGATCCAGGCCGCGCTGACCAGCGCGGACGCCGTTTATGTGCCGCCGGGCACCTACCGGATCACCAACACGCTGACGGTGGGCTACGGCCAGACGCTGTATGGGGCGGGGCAGAGGTCGGTCATCGCCGGGTCCTCGGCGGAGTTCGACCTGATCCACCTGCCGGATGGCTACGCCACGGTGAGCGGGCTGCGGCTGGAGCGGGGCGACGCGGCGGTGCGGCTGTTCGGGCGGGACGGCCCCTGCGTGCACAACACGCTGAGCGACCTGACCATCTGGGACCCGCGGGTCGGGCTGCTGTTCGACGGTTACGCCGACCCCAATTGGCCCTGCTACTGGAACATGGTGTCGCGCGTGCTGGTGGCCCGTCCGTCGCTGCACGGGGTGTGGCTGACCCGGACGGGGGAGGGCGACACGCCCAACGCCAACCGCTTCTCCATGGTGCGCGTCTACTCCCTGTCGGCGCCGATCGCCGGCTGCGGCTTCTTCGTGGAGCAGGGCAAGTACAACAACAGCTTCCAGGACTGCGAAGCCAACCTGTCGACCATGGCGCTGGCTTGCTTCCGGGTCGGCGCCAACACCGACAAGACGCTGATCCTGAATTTCTACGCCGAATCGCTGGGCGGCGTGCCCAACGTGCAGCTCGACGCCGGGTCGGTCGAGACGGCCATCGTCAACCTGCTGTCGATGTCCGCCGGCCCGGCCATCTACGATCTGTCGGGCGGCCGCTACACGGCGGTGAATGCCGGCTATCCGGAAAAGAACCGGCTGGCGCGCAGCCGCGTCTCCGAACTGGTCGTCGAGGCCCTGCGCTACGACACCGAGTATGTGGAGCCGCAAGCGGGCGGGGTGGTCGCGCTGGACCTGACCAGCTCCGTCTATCTGGTCAGCGCCTACAGCGGCGACGTGGAGCTTCGGCTGCCGGCGGCGGGGGCGGCCAACGGCCATGCGGTGACGGTGAAGCGGACGGACGCCTCCCTCCACCGACTGATCCTCACCGAGGAGGGCGGGCCGGGGCCGGACGGGCGGACGGCGGCGCTGGGCAACCGCTACGACTTCGTGACCATCCTGTCGAACGGGGCCGGCTGGTGGGTGGTCGGCGGCAACAACCGGCCGGGCAACGCCCATTTCCACGACCGGCCGGGCCTGTTCGAACCGGATCTGAACCAGGGGCTGTATCTGGTCAGCGCCTTCAGCGGCGCGGTCACGGTGCGGCTGCCGCCGCCGGGGGCGCTGCACGCGGTCGGGCGTACGGTGACGGTCAAGAAGGCCGATGTCTCGGGCAACCCGGTCACCGTCACCGTGCAGGGCGGCGGCGGGCCGGACAACGCCCCGGTGTCGCTGAATGCCACCGGCAGCGCGGTGACGGCGATGTCCAACGGCGCCGGCTGGCACATTCTGGGACGGGTGGCATGATGGAGGCGGCGGAAACGCGCAAGAAGGGCTTCTTCGCCTTCGTCCAGGACTGGAACCGGCAATCGGAGCTGACCACCCCGCGGCACCATTTGCAGATCGCGGCGTGGCTGGAGCGGCAGGCGGTCGGAGCCGGGTCCTTTGGTATCGGGCCGCGCCTGCTGCTGATGGCCTTCCGCGGGGCGGGCAAGTCCTCCATCGTCGGGCTGTTTGCGGCCTGGATGCTCTACCAGGACCCCAACCGGCGGCTGCTCGTCCTGGCGGCGGATCTGAAGCTGGCCAAGAAGATGGTGCGCAACGTCAAGCGCATCATTGAGCGTCACCCCGACACACGCGGCCTGAAGCCCCCGGCGAAGGAGCGCGACCAGTGGGCGGCCGACCAGTTCACCGTGGTGCGGGCGCAGGAGCTGCGCGACCCCTCCATGGTGGCGGCGGGTGTGGGCGGCAACATCACGGGCAGCCGCGCCGACGTGGTGATCTGCGACGATGTCGAGGTGCCGCGCACCTCCGGCAGTCCGGGCAAGCGGGCCGACCTGCGCGAGAGGCTGGCCGAGATCGACTATCTGCTGGTGCCGGGCGGGGTGCAGCTCTATGTCGGGACACCGCACAGCTACTACTCCATCTACGCGGAGGAGCCGCGGACGGAGGCGGGGGAGACCCGGCCCTTCCTGGACGGCTTCGCGCGGCTGGTCCTGCCAGTCTACACCGACGGTCCGGACGGCCGGCGCCGCTACGCCTGGCCCCAGCGCTTCGGCGAGGCACACGTCAACCGCATCCGCAAGACGACCGGCCCCAACAAATTCACCAGCCAGATGCTGCTGAAGCCGGTCAACGAGGCGGAAGGCTTCCTCGACCCTGACCGGCTGGGCCGCTACGACGGCGAGCTGGAGTATCGGGAGTCGGCGGGGCGGGCGGTGCTGACGCTGAACGGCCTGCGCATGGCCTCGGCCTCCTGCTGGTGGGACCCGGCCTTCGCCCGCCCGGCGGCGGAGGGCGGCAAGCCAGGCGATTCCAGCGTCGTCGCCGCCGTGTTCGGCGGGACGGACGGGCGCTTCTACCTGCACCGCGTGCTCTACCTGTCGGTGGACCCCGGCGATCCGGACACCGAGGCGGAGCAGCAGTGCCTCCAGGTCGCCCGCTTCCTGGAGCGGCACCACCTGCCGGCGGTGCATGTCGAGATCAACGGCATCGGGCGCTTCCTGCCCGGCCTGCTGCGCAAGGCGCTTCGGGTGGAGAAGGTCGGCGCCGCCGTGGTCGAGGAGGCCAGCCGCCGCGCCAAGGCGCTGCGCATCCGCGAGGCGTTCGACGCCCTGCTGGCCGACCGCCGGCTGCTGGCCCACGCCGCGGTGTGGGAGACGCCCTTCATCCGCGAGATGCGCGAATGGTCGCCGGACGGCCGCTACACGGGCCGTGACGACGGGCTGGACGCGGTGGCCGGCGCGCTGTCCTGCGAGCCGTTCCGCTTCGACCGCCAGACGGCGCCGGGACGGAAGCCGGACTGGCGCGCCGCGGCGGCGCCGACCCCGGTGGAGGGCTGGGACGTGTGACCGTGCCCGCAAAGCCCCTTGGTCCGTCGGGCCGCCTTCCTTGACCGGACGGCGGCCCTTTCTTTTGCCTTTTTTCCTTGGAGAACGGAGATGCAGGAGTCCATCGACCTGGCCTGGTGGATCACGGCGGTCGAACTGCCGGTCATGGGCGGGCTGTTCTGGCTGATCGCGCGGCTGCGCCGGGATGCCGAAACCGCGCTGGAAACCTTGCGGGGGCGCGCCGAGACCGCCCAGGCGCAGGTTCGGGAGAGCCTGGCCGCCTACAAGCTGGAGGTCGCCAAGACCTACGTCTCGGTCGCGACGCTGAAGGATGTGGAGCGGCGGCTGACCGACCATCTGCTGCGCATCGAGGCCAAAGTGGAAAACGGCGGCGCGCCGTTCGCCCAGCCCTATGCGCCGCCCTACGGCGACGGGGGCCGCCGATGAGGGCGCGTGTCCTGAAGCCGGAACCCGGACCGGCGGCCGCGCCGCAGGGTCCGTCCGCCGATGCTCCCGGTCAAGCCGTCGACACGCTTGCCCGCACCCTGTGGGGCGAGGCGCGCGGCGAGTCCGTGCGGGCCATGGAGGCGGTGGCGGCGGTCGTGATGAACCGCGTCGGCCGGGCGCGCGACCAGGGAGGGTGGTGGTGGGGGAACGACGTGGTCGCCGCCTGCCGCCTGCCGGGACAGTTCCCCTGCTGGGACCCGGACGCGCCGGGGCGGCTGGGATTGCTGTCGGTGACCGCCGCGGACCCGGTCTTCGCCGCCGCCCAGCGGATCGCCCGCCGCGCGTTGGCCGGTCTGCTCGACGACCCGACCGGCGGGGCGACTCACCTGCACCGGGCGGGGGCGAACCCGCAATGGGCGCAGGGGCGCAGCGTCTGTGCCGAGATCGGCGGTTTCCAATTCTACAACGACGTCGAATGA